TTTCTTTTTCTTGCATTTAATACACCGCCAACCGTAACGACTACCCCGGACTCTTTCCTTTTCTAAATCACCAGAACATTTAATACACTTCTGCATATCACTAAGCTATTTAGTCATGTATATGTCTTGTCTGATTAACTGTTCGACAGTCGGCATTAATTTTCCAACAATTTTTTCTGATTTTATTAATGGCTTAAATAAAATTGGATTACACAAAGTTCTTTTAGGATTTTCGGTAAAAAACTTCAATTGAATTTCTTTTGCAAATTCTTCGATAGATTTACCACTTAACGTGTTAACATCTTCGCTATTTTTGTGAGTAAAGCCCCAGTACATTAATCTAAAAAATCCCATTCTGTTTGCTCGTTCTTCCGTAGACATGGATAAGATTTTATTTCTTTCGGTAGTGTATTCTTTGTGAGGGTCTTCAGAAGATTTGTTATTGTTTGAATTTGAACTCGGTGTTTTTTTAAAATCTTGAATCATGGACAGCTTACCAACCCAGCTTCCAACTTCAACAATCTTGTCAGTTTTATTTAACTGGTATTCCTCCCAATCCAAACGAAGTTTTTCTCCGTTGTTTTCTACTAGCGTTGGTTCTCTATGTCCTCGGATTCTGATTTCGTATGACATTTTAATATTTTGTTATTTTTAATCCTTGTTCACTTTTTAAATCTCCATAACTTTTCAAGTCATCGTTCCAACATTCGCCATTAAGAAAAGCAGGGGGTTGTTTAATAAAACCTTTTTGCCACCGGTTAGTGGCCGACGCTAATTTTATAAATTCTAGAATTACCACCAACTTCGAAGATAGCTTCTTACTCTCCCAAATTTCTTTGGATTTCTTCTTGAGTTCTTTTTTAGGGTATTGTTTCCAAAATTCTTCGAAAGATGTGTCTGCGATAGCAGACGTAGTATTAGTTAAGTTAGGATTAGAATTAGAGTTAGAATTAGAGTTAGAATACGATAGGGTATCCATACCGTATCCATACCGTATCATTTTATCTAAAATATCCTTTGGTATAGCCATAATTTCTATTTTTATACCTTGACGTACTTTTGGACTCCCTTGGTTTTGATGTTTAACGAAGTTTTTGATGCCAATCCACCCATCTACATAAAATATTTTACTGTCTTTGGTGAATCGTTCAATAATTTTTAAGACCATTTCTTTGTCTATTCCTGTTTCAACCGCAACCTTTTTTAGTGGTATTTCGTATACCCCACAAATGTTAGTTGAGGTGTTAGTAATGAAATAGAGAAAAAGTAATTTTTCTATCGGGTCAAGATTTGAGGTGTAGTTATCATCCCAAAATCTAGTATTAACCATTCTTTGTTTTGACATAGTTTTACGAACAAAAATCCCACACCGATGAGCTTTGACGGAACATCAGTGGGGAACTTATATTAATAAAAAATATGTCAAAGCTTTTGCACATAAAGCAATAATAACACAACCCGATTGAGTGAAATTTGTATATGTGGATAACTCAAATTGACTCTAGTTTTGTATGGTATTATTTAATAAATGGCTAATATTTGTGATGTCTGTTGGGGTGCATTAGAAAAAGATAGATGTATGGGTGATAGACGATATGTTTGTATTGCTTGCAAGAAAATACAAAGAAACAAATATCTCAAAATGAGGAGAAAGAAATTGCAAAACATGGTATAATAACCGAAATGGAAGAACGCAGACCCCAGCAAAAGACCCAGCGTAACTATGATTACCTAAAGCAATACCAATGGCAGAAAGGCCAAAGTGGTAATATCACTGGAGGCAATCAACACAAACAAAAGTTTAAAGCATTTCTGTCTGAGTTTCTTGAGAACATGTCTCCTGAAGATAAAGCTAAATATGCTGAGAACCTTGGTGCTGAATTTGTAATAAGAATGGCAGAAGGTAACCCAGAAACTAAAACCGATATAACATCGGGCGGAAGACCTTTAATCCTTCCAAGTGAACTTATGAAAAAGTACAATGTTGAAACCAATGAACCAAAAGGAAAAATCACGAGTTAGAGCAAAAAAGTGGTTAAGCATAATAAATTACAATGGAAACCACACTCCATGCAACTCAAAAAATAGTAGCAATAGATACTCACCGCTTTAGAGTTGTAAATTGCGGGAGAAGATGGGGGAAGTCTACCCTTTCGGTATTTGAAATGGTAACTAAGGCTGTTTCTGAAGACAATGTAAGAATTGCATACATAGCAAACACCTATCAACAAGCAAGGGACATTGTTTGGTCCCATCTTAAAACAATAGCTAGCCCAGTTATTATTAGAGCGAATGAGGCAAGGTTAGAGATATTGATTAGAACTCAACGTGGAGGCACTTCTTCTATAATTTTAAGAGGTTGGGAAAATATAGAAACATTACGAGGGCTTAAATTTCATTTTATTGTTCTTGATGAGGTTGCTTCTATGAGAAATTTTTGGCTGAATTGGCAAGAAGTGGTAAGACCAACGCTGACTGATTATCAAGGTGAAGTTTTATTCCTGTCTACTCCTAAAGGATTTAACTCATTTTATGACCTATACAGATTTAATGATGAAGACTACAAGTCCTTCCATTTTACTACTTACGATAACCCCCATATCCCAGTAGAAGAAATAGACAAAGCCAAGAAGGAATTACCCGATGACACATTTGCACAAGAGTATTTAGCTGATTTTAGAAAGAGTGACGGATTAGTATACAAAGAGTTTAGTAGAGACAGACACACGTTTACAGATTTACCTGTTAAAGACTTTGTAAAGACATTTGGTGGACACGACTTTGGAACAACTAACCCTGCTGCTTCGATAACAATCAAGAAAGACAGAAACGCTGTGTATTGGGTAACTGACGAACACTATAGGACAGGCTCTACAGACGCACAGCAGGCTGACTACGTGGCCGCATTACATTGGGACGAGTGTTACCCCGACCCTGAAAGTGCAAGCGGTATCCTTGAATTAAAACGCCGTGGTGTAAACGTTAGAGAAGTTATCAAAAACAAAGACAGTATCCGAAACGGAATCAACACAGTAAGAGAACTTTTGCTTTCTAACAGGCTAAAGATTAGTAAGTCATGTGAGAGCCTTTTATGGGAGCTTGAAACCTACTCATACCCAAAAGGTAGACCAAACCATAACGAAGACGAGAACCCTATAAAAGAAAACGATCATGCTTGTTTTACAAAAGACACCAAGATAGAAGTTCCTGTTGGACATAAAATAGTACAAGCCTTTACAGGTGTAAGGGATATATATGAATTTATGGGTTCTAAGGTAACAGCAGACCACCCATATTTAACACAGAGAGGACTCGTGAAACTAGACTCTTTGCGATATAATGACTATATATGCAAGTGGAACAAAATGTTGTTGACGGAATTACCTTTAGACGATACCCAAAATCCGAGAGGGCTGACATTAGAAACTACTTTATATCTTCTCCAGATAAACGTTTCGGCTATAAAACTAAACGCCTCCACAGGTATATATGGGAAAAACACAATGGTGAAATACCTAAAGGCTTTCATATCCACCATAAAGATTTCAATCCACTTAATAATTCTTTGGATAATCTCGAATGTTTATCATCTACCGAACACAATAAAAGACACTATCACCAACGCACAGAGCAGTATAAAAAATTTGCTTCTATTGGACAAAAGAAAGCTAGTGAATGGTCAAAAACCCCAGAAGGGAAAAAATTCCGTACAGAACTTGGTAAAAAGAATAGTAAATACTTTCCAAGATACAGGATCACAAGGAACTGCAATCAATGTGAAAAAGAATACGTCGCAAAAACAAAGTTTGGAAAATTCTGCCACAATAATTGCAGAGCTAAAGCACTTAGGAAAAGAAGAAGTCTTTGCAACAACGACAACTAGTGGTTTTTTTGTAGCCGGAGGAGTTGTAGTGTCAAACTGCGACGCATTACGGTATGCCTTATCAATGGATAATGCTTTAAGTGCAAGAAAATACGAGCATGTACCATTTCGCCCTGTAAAAAGAATCAACCAAGCACGGTGAAAAGTTTGTAAACTTTTGTAAACATACAATGTGGTATAATTATGTTTATGAGCAAGGCTGAAAAACCAAAAGAACCGCGTTTTGTAGTCAAAATTACATTTGGAAATGAAATATTTAAGGGTGAGGGGTTGACGTTGTTGGAGGCGTTACAAAAAGTAAAGTCGCCCGTGAATATCTTTATTAAAGGCACTTTAGACGTAACAGACGGGACAAAAACATTGAGCAAAACATTGCTACCTTTCAAGATGAGAAGACTTTTTCAACCATTAGCACAAAGGGTTATTGCGAAGCAGCTAATGTTACTAATGAAATGAAGACAGAGTTTGGAATTCAAACAGTAAGGGACAGGGGAAACCATAAGGTTGTTATCGTTGATACAGACAAGGCTCATTTCAAAGGTATTCCGTTTAAGGCGCTCGGAGCTTTTGGCCGTAAAAAATTTGAGAATCTTTTAGTTATAAGTACGCACCGTAAAACAGGCCCATCAAAAATAAGTTATAAATAACATGCACAATTACCAGAACATCTTCGATTACATTGTTTCCCAAGAAGCTAATTTTAAGCAACCTATCCCAATAAACGACGTCTGGAATTGGTCATTTGTAGACCATGTCAAAACTACTGATTTATATAACAATTCACAGCTATTGACGGGGAAGTCAGACTTTAAGCCCGTAAAGAACATCATCCGGCCGATATTGAATCTTCAACACCGCACAGAGGATATAGAACTCTCCGACGTACAGATTTATGTCGATAACCCAGATAAGTATCATCTCTCTTTTCTAGTTAAGAAGTACCACGACGACGTATTTGTTCAGGAGAACGACCTCGACACCTTTTTCGATGAGTTGAATGTATCTCGCATTGATTTTGGAGGTGGCCTATCAAAACAGTTAAACAAACCAGCGCCAGAGGTTGTCCCCCTACAGTCTATCGCCTTTGCAGACCAAACAGACATACTTTCAGGGCCTATTGGTATCAAA